TAAAAGTTAGAGTATAAATTAAAACTCTTCTCGTTGAAAAATCACCTTCATAATCATCCTGGAAAGAAATATTATCTAAAACAATTGGAACATCTCTTTTCTCACCAATCGAATCAACTAGATCAATAGTTATGCTAAAACCAGGTTGAAAAAATGGTAAAATTTGTTCAACAATCTGCAGCGCATCGTCATTTAATTTACATAAAACATTTAACTCAAATCCAATGTTATATGGAACAGGTAAAAATACTTTCTTTAAATTTGTACCATCAGAGGCTTTAAATGTTTGAGTTACACCCGCTTTTCTTGAAGCATCATATTGTAAAGATGTCATTTCAAAAGAAATCCTTGGGAGAGTTACGGCAACAGGTTTGTTAAGATCTGCCTGTTGCTCAATTCTTGCCAAAAACTTTTGTGTTGGACCATAGGCAATAGGCACCTTGATGTCCGTCAAATCTCCACCATTTTTATCTTGATGTCGAATGTGAATATCATTAAAAAGAGTGCCAAATCCAATGACGGTCTTTCTAATAATTTCGTGGTAAAAATAAGTTCCTAGCATTTATCTTAATAATTTCCAAATGGATTAGATTCACTAAAGTCTAAAAGATCGTCCGCCGCTTCTTCTATTTCATTATTCTGAGCATATTTATCATAGATGTCATCATGGTCATAAGAGTTAATAGTATATCTAGCGGATGATATTGTTCCTACCAGAACTTCTCCAGGAATAAATCCTGCTGTTGTAGACCCAATACCAACAAACGATATCTTAAGAACTCTAGTATCGGTATCCCAAGATTTGACTCTTGCCTTAGTATTTGATGTTTCTCCAGTTATAATTTCATTAAAGGCAAATGTACCAACTCCGGTAATAATTGTTGGTGGTCCAACAGTTGCTGTTGGAACAGCAGCGGCACTATACCCATATCCAGGACTGGAAAGCAATACACTACTAATTCCTTGAGTGGAAGCACTCACACGAACAATACCAAGTGCTGTAGATCCAACTCCTACTGGTCCAGTAAATGTTAATATTGGAATAAATGATGGACTATATCCAGTTCCAGCATCATTGATAACTGTTCTAACTATTCCATAATTAGAAGTATTAATCGCACATGTTGCTACCGCACCAGCTCCTTGTGAACTAATAATCGATATTGTTGGTGCTACAGTATATCCAGTTCCAGCATTTGTTATCAATATTTCTTTTACGGAATAAACGCCAGACTTAACCGTCGTTATAGCAACAGCAGAGGCATTATGGAGAGGATTACCCGATGGTGATGTTGTAATTGCCACTGTTGGAACAGAAGTATAACCACTGCCATCATTTGTTAATGTAATTTCTTGAATATATCCGGTTCCAATAAAAGGTGTTATGTTTGCTGTATTACCAACACCAATAAGATTTAAAGTAGTAATAAATCCTTCTTCTTCAACTTGAGTATCAATTTCAGCAATAGAGGTATCAATAACTTCATCCTCATATTCAAATAGTTCACACTTTAATTCATAAGCATAAAGTTTTCCCAATTGATAAAAAGGTTGCTCGTGTTCAACAAATTTAACTTCAAATAATCTTTGTCCTAATGGAAAATAAATTAAATCACCTTCTCTTGGACGACTAGAAAGTTCAACCTCATAGGCATCTCCAGCAGAACCTAAAAATGGACCTATAAAATCTTCAAATCTTTCTTTAGAAATTGTTAGAGTAACTTCATCTCTTAAACTCATTCCAAATTTTGTTAAAATATCTCCAGCTCCAGAATATCCTTCATATGTGTTCACATATGCTTCAATTGAATAATTATCATCAAATCTTGAAGATTGTATTTCTTCAATGATTGTTTTTTTGTTAACAAACATTCTTGGAATGTATGTTATCTCAACACCAAATATCTGCAGATGTTCATTGATAAGACTTTGTACGAGTCTTTGCTCACTTGGAGAACCTTGTAGAAAGAAAGGGTTAAGTGCCATTATCCAATAAAATCGTAAGGTGGTAATTCATAATCCATAGACATTCTTTCTCTAATCATTTCTAATTCTTTTTCAGCATCATCATAAATTTCTCTACCATTTAGTTCAACTCCACCAGGTAATTTCACTCCTCTAAATTTTATCAAATTTTGCCCCCATTGACGTTTCATTAGGGCAGTTAAATATCTTTTTAAAAAACTATCGTTATAAACTTTTGTAAAATCATTTGGATCTAAAATCCTATAACAGTCAATAACAATAAATGAATCTTTTGCTTTTGAACCCCAATCAATGTCCAAATAAAGTCTATTTTGTCTTTTATTAAATCTAATTTGCTTATCAGTCGTTAATAAGAAATCAATGTCTTCGAGATAAGATTTAACCATAGTATATTGTAAAAGTTCAACAGAATTGAAATAATATAAGTCATTTAAGAATAACTGATACTTTATACTAAACATGCCTTGGCTAATTGAATTAGTATTAAATTTAAAAACTTTTTCAATACCAATTACTGAATCTGGAACTTGAATAAAGTTAGCATTTTCATAGAAATTAAAAGTAGTTGCACCAACACCACTAATAGTCGCTGTTCCTGTGGTAGTTACAATTCCAACAGTGCTATTGCTAAGTGGATCTGCGGTTCCCCTATCAATATCTTCTTGAGTGATTTTGTACTTCAAGTACATTCTTTCGACACCATCAAAGTGTCTTTCGTGAAAATATTGAAGAGCATCATCAACTAGATCGTCAATTTGATCATCATCAATGTTAATTTCTAAGACTGGAGCACCCAACCTTCTAAGGCAATAATCTACCAATTGTTGGCGAGTTGTTGGTTTCATTTTAGTAAGATCCTCCGTCTAAAACACTGGTCCAAACAGGAACGTTTGAAGCATCTGTTGTTAATACAAAATTTGAAGTAGTAGCATATCCAACTTCTGGTGTGAGAGTGCTCTTTACTTGTCCATAAGAATCAAAATACATTGATCCTCTAGTATGTATTCCAGAGACTGCCCAATCAAAAAAGGCAGCACCTAAATCTAGGGTTCCTTTAGTTCCAGAAACAACGCTATTTGTGATAGTAGCATCAGGTATATAAGTCCAATAACCTGTACTATCATCAAAACCAAAAAATCCTATTTTATTATTTGCTGTTCCAACTCCAGTATTATAACCATACGAAATACCTCTATCGGTATTTGTATCATATCCAGTAGTTATTGTTAGTTGAGTTTGAGTACTAATTCCAGAACTAAGAATAGTATCTTGAATTGTTATAATATTATATGTACTATCAATACTAGTGATTGTTGTCAATCCTAGTGGCGATAAATTAGCAGATCCAGTTACGACATCACTAACATTAAGATTAGATATTGAATCTAATCTAATTGTATTAACACCAGCAACAGCATCACTACCGACAACTGTTCTTATTTTGTTAACATCACCAAGATGAAGAATTACATCATCAACATTTACAGTTGATGAATTTACAGATGTTGTGTCTCCATCAATCTGTAAATTACCTTTAATAACAACCGTTCCCTGGTTACTTAAACCATCGGGATATGGATCAATGTAAAGAGTATCTCCAGAAGTTGTTCTAATAAGATTTGAAGATATTCCAATATTTCCAAAGAAAGATTCACCTTGAACATTAACAAGACCAATAAATGTTGATACACCAGTAACGTTTAAATATCCATCAACATTCCATTCATCAACTTTTCTATTAATATCGAGTATGGGAACAAATCCATTTGCTGGAGTTGTTTTATTTTGTTTCCCTGCAACCTTTCCGGGTTGTAGGAACATATCAGTATAATATCTACCACCAACTTCTCTAGGAATCTGATTTTGATCACCAACAAAGAGTCTGCCTCCACCGTTGGCAGTTAAACCTTGTCCATCAGTATACGCTAACTCACCATAATAAAGAGTAGCTGGAGCGGTTGTTCCTGTAGATCTTTTAACTCTTATAATGCTAGCCACTAAAAGGTACCCCCATTAATGTCTAGATTTTGTGTATTTCCTGGGGTAAGAGTTAGGGTGGCTTGCCACTGATTAATTGAAGCATTATAAACTAAGACCATTCCATCGTATAAATTGACAAAAGAATTTGCGTCAACATCTAGTAATTCTGGCAGTGTTAGAGCCTGTGCTCCAGCCAAAGAAGATATAACTTTTACTGCATTTTTTTGGCCAACTCTTACTTTTATATCTGCCATTAGGTAGTGACTCCCGCAAGTTTTAAATTCCCATAACCATGAAATTTATACAATATCAGGATCTAAAATATATTTATAAGTTCAAAGAGCACCCAGGGAAGAAACAATTTCTTGCTGTTTCAGGTATAATTTATAGTAGAGTTTGGCAAACTTTCTTAATTCATCAAGATCCAGTTCGTCAATCGTTCTTGCGTGTTTTTCATATTCAAATAATTTATTAATTGATTCTAAATTAATTTCATTTGGATCCATGAATTAACTCCTGCAGTAATGCTTTGATTTCATTAATATCATTTTTAATTTGGTCAATCTCATCCTTTTGCTTTTGTTTTTCATTTTTCATTTTAATATATTGAGAATAACCAAAAGTATCAGTATTTACAATAGCACCAGACTTTTCATCTCGAAATAGGTCTTTATGACCTTCTACTCTTATCATGCTAGTGCTATTGCTCTTAGATCTTTCAACTTAACTGGATATGCTTCATTTGTACCACTCATAACAATCTTAATCACAAACCCAGTGAATTGATCCAGATTATCAGCAGTAAATTGGTACTCTAAGAATTCACCATCTCTACTTGTTCTAACAAAAGCATCTGGTAATCCACTATTTCTTGTGGAATCAATCACGGTATCACCAAATCCATCACCATCAGTATCTTTCAAATTATCATAACCTGGGAACAATTCATAGGTTGGTTCAATTTCACTTGAGTCTGCTTTATAAAGTTTATAAAGAACTCTAAAATCAGCAGAAGAGTGGCGATAAGCACCAACAAGAACTTTGAGTGAAGATGCTGGTTGCTTCAGGTTAACTCTATTTGAAACATAAGCAGCAGCATGTGGGTCATTAAAGATTGCGTTTGATCTTGGATCATTGGCATAATCCGAAATTGGATCATTAATTCTATTTCTAATTAAGGCAACAAAAGCAGTTTGTGTATCAATTACAGGAGATAGATTTGAATCAGCAGATTGTAGGTCTAACTTAACAGTCAATGACTTTTTCTTAGGTAGGGTAGTTAGATACTCTTCCTCATTAACCTCAGAACAAACCAATCTTGTGGAAGATAAAAAGTTTGGATTATTTAACTGTACTGGTTCAAATCCTTGATCAATAAACGAAATTTCAGATCCACTAGCACTTGTTCCAGATACTGTTCTGATTTCAGCAGAAACAGTTGTATTTTGACCTGGGGTTATAACATTGTACTGCGGAATAATTCCGTTGTACTGGAAGTTTTGGGAAGCAAATACATTTGGACCACCAAGATTTTTTTCATCAATAAAACTTAATTGGGTATCTCCAGTTGCTCTATCTGATCTATCAATTTGAAGATGATAATTATCAATTTCTCTCAATGATTTAAGTGTTGCGTCATTTGGAAGAGTATGAGTTGTATTAATTCTATTAAGAGAAATACCATTTAGTTCATACTTATAAATTTGAGTTCCACTTGTATGAGATCTTGTGGCAGAAAGAAGTAAATCTTTTCCTCTTGATCCAATTCCAAGTGTTCCAGAATCAATACTATTATAATAAATGATTTCATTATTGATCTTGGCGTATCCCCTTGAAGTGGTTATTCCCTCAAAGGTTGCGAATACCGCTGTGCTAGCAACCGAAATTGAAGTATCACTTAATCCCAAATCTGCTGTAATTGTTGTTGGAACAGTATTTGGCTCAATATCTGCCAAAATTACTTTATTAGTATCTTGATGCATTCCATGATTATATTGTGAAATTTCAATAACTCTACCATCATATAGATTGCTTATTACGCTAGAGTTTTCTCTAACAGTAACACCAAGAGCAACGTTTGTTGATCCATTAAAATACTGTAGGTTATTATTTGTAGCAAAAGATTCACCCTGAACATTTGTCAAATAAAGTGTATCAACTCCACTAATTGTGGATACTGAAATTGTTGCGTTCTTACCTTTTGTTACTGTTGAAGTTGTAATACCAAGAATATCACCAACAGCATATCCAGTACCAACAGTTGTAATTACTGCTGTAGTAAGACCACTATTGTGGAAAGATACTGTTGCTACAGCTCCGCTACCAGAACCAGTAATTGTATAGAGAGGAACAGAAGAGAATTGACCAGTTGAATAACCAGTTCCAACGCTAACTGTACTAATTCCAGTTGTAGATGTTGTAAGTCTGCTTCCAACTTTTTCAATATATCCATATGGTCCAGTTGATCCAGTTTTCTTAACTCTAATACCAGGAACTAAAGTTGCTAATACAGTTGTACTGGTTGTTTCGGTTGTAACACCTACTTTTAGTTTTCTTGGTAAAGTCTTAACTGGATTATTGTCGAGTGCTGGAACATTTTCATCATTTGATACAATAGTTGGATTGTAGAAAGATACTGATCCAGTTGAGGCAGTAAAGTTTGCTTTATAAAGTTTAAATTTAAGATCTTCAAATTGGCTTGCTGTCCAAATTGTTCCATTTTGTGATTTGAACAAACTTCCACCAATATACTGCCTTGTTACTAGAACACTTTCAGCGTTTGGAAGGGATTGTGTGTTAACAGTTTTTTCACCCATTCTTGCTGCCCAAAGTTCATATTGATCAGAATTTGGAGAAAGGATAACGATAGCATACTCAGTATTGGGTTGTAAGTATACTGGCGATGGGAATTTAACGTTAGTTGCTACAGAAGCATCAGTTGAAGTTGTGATTTGATCTGGGAACAATTCCACTTGAGCATAATCTTGAACAATCTGCGATGTTGGTGTCCCAAGTTCAACAGTTCTTATCTGTACATAGCACTTTTCATTTTCATCTTTATTAGCAAAATAAAGATCAACAGAAGTTAAAAATGCTCCAGTTTCATCAACTGTAAATGATTGTGCTAGAGGATCTTTTCCACCACCTCTATTTTGTGCTGGTGGTGGTGGTGGAGGAGGAGGTGGTCTCCTTACAGTTACAGTAACCTGTGCGAAAGTATCTACAATTCCACTGGCAGCATATGTTGTTTCGGCAGAACTAATTAACAAACTACCTGGTAGAGGAGTTGAATTAGTTGAACTAGAAGTTAGTTTGAAAGTTTTTGTCCCTGTTGTAAGTCTAATTGTTGGTGCTGGTGTTGCCAGAGGATCTCTAATGAAGAATGCACCAATCAGATCTCCCCAGTTATCAGAAATAGTACGTAGATTTGCTACTGAAGCTTGTGCTCCACTAGATCTACCAATTAAAACTGTACCAATCGTAAGATAACCAGAGAATCTCCCCTGTGCTTCTTCACAAAGGGAAGCAGTATCAACGTTTAAAATACTTGAAGATGCTGAATATGAAGCACCAATAGAAGTTGATTTATTATATGGATTAATAGAATAGGTGGAAGATGGATTATTATACGTTCCTGCCTTATGGTTTGGTTGAGCAGTTCTGAAAGAAATAACTCTTTGAGATCCAACAAATCCATCTACAATTTCACCTGTTTGGAATGTTCCAGATGACATCGAAATTTCAACTAATTTTGGAATAATATCAATACCACTAACACTATCAATAAACGAATAATACCTTGTAAGTGGTTTAAGACTAACTGAATAGAACTCAACGTTTCTAGATCTCATATGAGTATCTGGAAGGCTACTAATTAAAATATTTTCGATGTATGATCCATCCCATCCACCAGTTTCTGTACGACTTCCGCCAGGTACAAAAACGTTTCTAACCCAGTTGTCGGCGGCAGGAGTGAGCCGTAGAGCACCTTTATACTCAATCATATTGAATGGGTTAACATTCTCTGCTCTAGAGGCAAGAGGTTGCTCTATCCATCCTTTTTCTTGATAGTTTAGAGTTACTAAATCTCCCGTTTTTCTTACGTTTGAATCAAGAAGTGCTAGATTTGTACTGTAATCAGCAGTATTTTCATTTAAACCAGGAGAAATTGCTATGTCAGTTTTTAATGAATAAAAATCTACGGGAACATTTAATTCTTGATTCTCAATATCAACATCACAATTAGCATCTGGGTCCTTTAGATTAATTAGATCATTATTTTTAAAGTCATCAACAAAGAATCCACTCTTAAATCTTGATAATCCATCAGCGTCTTGGATTTGTAAAGACTTCGTATTTAATTCAAGCAATGATAACGAAGTAACAGTCTCTAAGTTTTCAATTCTATCTTCTAATTTTCCAATATCCCTCATTGTGTATCTTCTATTGTCAATAAGAGTTACCTTGGCATCAGCTGGATCATAAAGATAAGCAGGTAAACTAATAAAAGCAATATCCATTGCTTCTTCAATATTTACTGGATCTTTTGGTGTAAGTGAAGAAGATCCTTTAATAATTGAGAAATTGCCAAATTTATCAAGTACAATTTTATCCAATCTAGGAAGATAAAAATTATAACCAATTAAAGAACTTTCTCCAGGAGTTACAACCAAAGTTGGATTTGTCCCTGTTGCGGCAAAATTTCTGCTACTGAAAGCAAATGGTGATGAAGTTGTTGAAACAAATGTAGATACTCTTGGTCTAAAATCTAATGTATCTGAAGATCTGATTCCCTCTGGCAAAATAGGAACATCTTTTGTAAATCTATCTTTAGTATATGAATTTACAGTATATACATCTCCAACATCATTAGATGGAACTTGATAGCAATCATATATTGCTAAAAGTTGTCTAGATGGGGTTAGAGCGTTAGATTTTCTAATTAATCTTGAATAATCATAATATTGTGCCTTTTGACCTTTATCTAAATCAAAATTATTAGTTACATCTAGATAATTTCCTTTTGTAATTGATACAATATTTGAAACAATCTTAGACTCTTCAAATGATACTGTTTCTCCAACGGTAAATCTTTCTTGGTTTAGGTAAGAAATTTCAACCTGAGTAGCAGATGATCTTGTGACTAATTGGGCAACAGCACCACTACTATCACCAATAATCTTTTCACCCAGGATTGAAGCAGTATTTAGACTTAAACCAGAAACAAATGTTAAAGCATCTAGTGTTGGTGCATTTGTGTCCAGTGATTCATATACGGCAATTACTTTAACAACATCTGTAACATTTAAAGAAATTTCTCTATCACCAATTCTAGTCCCATAATATGTACTAGTTGTTAAACCACTAATAGAAGTTGAAACTCCTGAACTTACTTTATTGATAGTTAATTTTTCACTTCTAATATAATTTTTTGATTTATTTTGAATGGAATTTTTTCTAACAGTAACATTTAGTGTTACATTGCTCTGACTTGTTCTCAAACCAGAAAGATTTAAAACAGTTCCATTTGTAGTTAAATCAAATTTATCCGAAGTAAGATCAGCAATTGTTCCATCACTATAGATAACGGCATATCTTTCTGTATCATAATTTTCAAAAAAGGCACTAGAAATACCAGTTGCTGAAATATTAACACTTAACGCACCAGTAGAATCTGTGGATTCTCCTGTTATTTGAGAAGAAACTAAAAGATTTGATCCAGACAAATCTACAGAAGATATATTTGACTCATCAATACGAGCATAAAGAGATGCTTCTTCTTGATTTGTTATTTGTGGATAACCTATTCCAAAAGTAGTAATAATATCACTGGTTGGTAGAGCTCCATTACATATTCCAGTCGCTGTTGGAACAGTTGTTAATTGTAATGTTATACCATTTGTGGAAACTGCAGAGACTCTGTTGTATGTTTCAACTGTTAGATCTGGACGTTGATATCTAATAATGGCATCTGATCTTATACCAAGGAAAGATCTACCTGGGCACGTAGCAATACCGGCAGTATTAATTTGAAGTTTATCTGTGATATTAAACTTATCTGGAATTGTTTTTTGAAGAACAGTATCAGCAACAAAATCAGTTTGGAGACCAAGAGCGGAAGCATCTTGATAAACTGATTTTACGTCATCAATATTGTAAGATTTTAAAGATTTTACAACTCTTGAGATTAGAGAGGATTCGTTTATTAAAATCTGCTCACCAGCAATAAAAGTACCACTAGTTTGATCGATTGTTATATTTGCCCCACTTGGGGATCCTACAACATATCCAGTAGCACCACTACTTAAACCTCTGATAAAAGAAGTTTCTGGACAATCTGCTGCTAAAGTTGTTTCATTTAGAGTTAATACTGTATATGTTTGTACGTCAAAAAGATATAAATCCCATTCTGATGTTGCTTGTGAATATGAAATATCAGCTGTGCCAAAAGAATAAACTCTTGCTTTTCCGATTAAAGTTCCTGTTCCAGCAGTTGTTGAATTCCTTCTTTGACTATAAAGATCTACAGTATTGCTATTATTATCAACACCGATAACTGGAGTTCCAAAAACATTGTGGACTCTTAATTTGTTACCCATTTCAAATGGGATTAATGATGAACTAACACTTTCAATGTCTCTTGGTTTGTTTACATCAAGAACAATTGTTGAAATATTACCTACATCATATCCTCTTACATAAGCTCTTCCAGGGGAAACTTTGATACACATCAAATCTTCACTTGGAATATTTCCTTGATCAGTTCTTTGAGTTTCTAAGTAAAGACCATCATTCGATAAGCGATCATTAAGAGAGTTAGCAACTTCAACATTAAATGAATCAACCGAATAATCACCAGATTCTTCAAATGTTCTTTTCGCAAAATAATCTTTGATTATTGAATATTGAGACTTATCTTGTAATTTTTTAATTTCCCCGTTTTCTAAACGAATTAATTCAATAAAATCCTTATCATCAAAATCAGTTAATTCTTTCTGAGATAATGTCGTTGAAATTTTTAATCTGTCTGCTCCAGGAGCAGCAAAGTTTGAAAATCCTTTTGCATTATCGTATAATGAGGTATCAATACCAACATTGACAATTTCTTCTGTAATGGTTAAACCAACACGATACGATGGATTATTATCGTATGGAGAAACAATAAGAGTATCTGTCTCTACATTGACAAAATGACCTCTTAGGAAATAAACACCTGTTGTAATTCCAACTGCCGCTCCAATTGATGTTGCATCTAAATCAATCAAAGAAGCAACAGTATCCCCCGAATTTATGGTTGTATTACCATAAGTGATAGTATCAAGTATTATTAGAACCTCACCATCATCAAAAGTGGAGATATCAAAATTACTGTTTGAATCTAGATATTTGACATACAGTGTTGGATATTCTGATCCATTATCTGGTGGTAAAATATAATTAATAACTCTTGCTGTGTTTCCGCTAGATTGACCTTGAATTATTTTTCCAATAATATTTTCAATATACAAAGATACATCTAATCCTAGATGATCTGGATTTATCTTTACAGCATAATACTGAGAGTCGTAGTTGATACTCCCAGGAATAACCATTGACCCATCTTTAAAGATGTGACTTCCAAATGATTCAACCTGATCTTGGAGAATTGACTGTAGTGTTGTTAATTCTCTTGCTTGAACAGGAAATCCTGGTTTAAATAATACCCGATAGAAATTATTCTTAGCATCAAAGTCATCATAATATGGATTGATATTTAAATTAGTCTTCTGTGGCATTTTTAGAATTCCAGGATGATTTTAACGTCTTCTTTTTGCCTAGAGTTTCTTATGATTAGAGGACGATTATCTAGGTAAATTATTTCCCCTGATCCTTTATTTATTTCAGATGTTGTTAACCCATCTATGAATTGGGATCCAAGATCAACGATCTTTGATCCAGTTGGATTTGTTGTAATTCCAGTAAATGAAGTATCAATAGCACCAGAAAATCCTCCAGTGGTTATAACTGCAGTTGCCGATGATTCAAAATCTAAAACTTTAGATGCGGTTGTGATTCCAATATAATCTGTTTGATCTAAAGTTGTTTGGTTGAAGAACAGTGATCTGTCTTTAAAATATTTTACAACTTTAGTTTCACTATCATATGAGGCAACATATCCTTGTGCTACTCCACCAGAAACAGATTGTGTTATTTTATCTCCAATAGATAAATTGCCAGTTACCGACGAAAATTTGATAGCATTTAGTGATGAAAATTGGTTTTCAGTATAAACTGTGGTTGATCCAATTGAAGTTGGATTTTTAACAATTCCAACTTGAGCAAATTTGGCATCAATTGGAAAATCTTTAGTTGAATCATCAAATCTAGCATAAAGTAAAATTTTATCAGATCCTAATTCTTTGTAAATATCATAACCATGACCCTTAGATGGTGGAATGATAGGAATTAGATGAGCAAAAGTTCCAGCAGCATTTTGGTTGATTGATCCAAGATCAACCATCCCATAAGTATAATTTTTTCCACCAGATGAAACAGTTGTATTTGTTATCTTTCCACTGACAACGTCAATAACAACCTTTGCTCCAGATCCATCACCTAAAACATTAACTTCTTGCCCCAATCCACCAGAATAATTTGATCCTTGTTCTTTTATATAAACCTTTTTTATTTGATTCTCATAAACTGTAGAATCTCCATTATCTCTTACTGCTGATATTTGTGCATCTGTTGAATTATCCCAGTCATTTGGTAAAGCAATATATTCAGTTGAATCAAACTTAATAATATCACTAGGATTAACTGTAAATAAATATTTCCACAAATAACCATCACCACTTTCACCTGCTTTTGATGGTTCTAAATCTGTAAATAGTGGTTCATCTTGAGAAGCATTACCAGTTATACTAATTCCAGATGAACCGTTATCTATACAGATATAAACTTTATAATCACTATTCATTACATAATAATTTGCATCATACAGTCTTGTAGACTGTGTAATGGGTGATAAATTGGAAGAACTATAATCATGTCTGTACATCTCATATCTAGTTCCTCTAGACCAATCAATTCTTCTGATTAATCTTTTGGCATTAATTGAGGTAACTCTTTTGCCAAACATCATTGTTTGACCAACATGATTAATATAATTGATAACATCAACAGGAACTGGTGTATTATCATCCCAGGTCGTGCTTCTACCAAAACCAACAGCAGTTGGATTTGGTAAACTTAAAAACACGTAGTAAGAGTTGGAAGAATCTTCAATAGAATCTAAAAAATTACTCGCATTTAATATTCTAAACTGATCTGTTACAATTGCCGCCATCGTAATAGCTTTTTTCTATATTTATAGATCTTTTCTTAGAGAGCCAGTGTCTCTCAATCCATATCCACGTCTTTGAATAGTTGGGAATGTGGTTAAACCAGCATCAACTGTCAAACCAGTAACCCCTATAGAAATTGCTGAAGAAGATCTACTTAAACCAGAGAATCTACCCCAAGAGAATCTACCTAAAGGTAAAGACAAACTTCCTGTTGTTGCTATCCCAACAATAGAACTATTAGATTTAATATTTGTAATAACTTCAGCATTGGCACCAGAAGATGTAATACTGTGTACGTAATAAATGTTATCTAGGAAAGTAGTTCCAACTCCAACTACAGACGTATCATTACCATCAATTGATGTTACACCATTACCAACCTTAGTATCAACAACACAAATAGGATAATTTGGAGATAATCCAATAAAAGAAGTTGCTCTTAAGAAGAACTTAAGTGCTAATGGATTCCCACTAGTTCCAGTAGAAGTTGTAATACCAGTAATTATTCCAGAGAATCCTTCAACAGTTGTAATTGGTGTTACAGTTTCATAAGTTGGTCCTGGAAGCGGAACAATTACTTTTGGTTGATTAGTAAGTGAATACCCAAGTCCTGGATTTGTAATATTTGCGGTTCCACTTAGAGATCCATTAACAACTGGTATGGTTGCAGTTGCGGTTGTACCAAATCCAACTCCAATATATTTTGGAGCGGCAATTTTAACCTCAATAGATGATCCCGTATAACCAGCCCCTGCTGAAACAATATTAAGTGATTGAATTGTTCCAGCAGCAGATACAATTGCTGTTACAGCAGCAGAAACTGGATCTTTAGTATCAATAATTAAAGCATTAAAAGATGAAATTACAATAGCAGATTCATTTTCTTCATAATTAAAGAATTGAGCATCATCAACAAATACTTGAGTATCTGAAGAAGAAACATTCTTGATTATCTTTGCTGTTGGATAAATTTGTGCTTCGATAGAATCTCTTGATTTTGAAATAAATTCACCAGAAATAAATCTATCAACTTTTTGTTTTGTCCAACTCATTGGTTTGTAATTGACTTCATCAATTCCATCTCCTCCGTACAAGTTAGTTTCGAGAACATCAGAACTTGTAATACCAACAACAATTCTTGGATCCTGAGTTTTTGTACCAGATATTAAATTATTTTTAATAACTCGAACAGTATCTCCAGATTTTATAGTTTCATTTACGTTAACTATAATAGAGTCAACATCTCTGGTCCCTCTATAGAAGAATATTGAAATATTATCACTGGATTCTGGTGGTTCGGCAAATGTAAATGAAGTTCCACCAGTAAAATTATAGTGAACTCCTGGATCTTGAACAACACCATTTACAAAGATTAAAAGTAAGGTATTTAAATCTATTTCTGCTGAATCTACATTTTGTGGATTCGTTTGGAAACTTAACAGTTGACCATTATAGTTTAATGGGAATCTTGTTCTTACTCCATTTTGTAGAGATTCGATACTATCAATATAATCTAGTTCACCAAATTGCCAAGCAGCAAAACTATCACTAAAGGTTTCAATAACTGTTAGTTCAAATTCTGATACAGGTGCTGCCAAACCTCTAGCAGTTATCAATCCTACTGGTTTGAATACATCGCCATTTCTAAATCCATATCCTGGGCGAGTAACTTTAAATGATGTAACCTCAAATAATGTAGATCCTATTCCTGTTGTTGAACTTGCCCCAACTTCAACGTTTAATAGTAATCCAGTTCCAGACTGTGTTGTTGATCCAATTCCTAATCTAGAAACACCCACAATTGGTAAATTTTCGTATATTGGATCTGGTGTTCTGACAATAGTATTTGTGACAGCATATCCAGTTCCACCAGATGTTACAACAAATGATAGAGATCCTCCAGCACCAACTACAGCAGAAACAATAGCACCATGTCCAGTGTTAGAAGTAACAGCAATGCTAACCGATCCTCGATATCCAGAACCAGATATATCGGTTGATCCAATACCAACAGCAGTAATACTTCCACCAACACCAATAACAGCAGTTACTGCCGCACCAACTAATGGAGCATATCCTAATCCATTAGTTGATCCTAGGGAGATAATTGTACCTCCTCTAGGAAGTTGATTTTGGTTGATATATGTTGGTGAAATTATGATAGAACCATTTGAAGAAGTGATTCCTGTAAATGTTACAGTAGAAACCCCAACACCTTCAGTTAATTCATAGTTGTTTCCTGCGTTATTTAACGTAGTAGGTGTTTGGAATATATCATTGATTAGTAATATACCACTTCCCGTTGATATTCCGGATGTATTGACTCCAGAAACTTTCAGTGTAAATGTTTGACCAATTCCTGTAAATTGATCTGATATATCATCGTAAATTATATTGCTTGTGTAGTCTTGTTTTAGGAATACTCTTCCATTAAATGATGAAAATACCTCTTGGAGGTTGCTTGAATTAATACTATTGTCTGAACTTCCTCTTGGTGGTTCTGTGAAGTAAATTTTGCTTCCCACAACATTATAAGAACCTCTGTAGACTTGGAATGATGTAGAATCTGCATGTGTTGTTGCTGATGTGCCAACAGCACCTCTCTTAACCTCAACGATAGTTGTTATACCAACACCATCAATTGGTCCAATAGCAGTTGTTGCGAATCCAACAGCGATAACCTTAACAAACTC